GCTGGGAATATTTCAATGATTATTCCGGTTAATTCAAATGCCATATTAAAAGTCTGGGTTAGTTATTCTTATATCGTAATTTGTAAAATTCTTAAAATCCTTGCGATCAGCCTCAATTCTGCGATCCACCGAATCTCCTGGCATGTTACGAGTCGCCATTCTCTCACGTCTAATAGCTTCATCAATATCAATAAAGATGACGAACGATTTTTTACGAGAATCCTCATCAACATGAGCTAGGCCGGTAGGAGTCATGATGAACACATCATCCTCATCGAACTGGTCTCTTGAGGTTCCATAGATCCAACCATTGAACTCAACGTACTCATAGAAATCATCATTCTTAATCATTTCTTGGGCCTCTGCCTGAGAAATGAAGATGTAATCAACTCCATCGATTTCGCCTTCTCTGGGAGGACGAGTTGTGTAGCTGACTGCGTATCTAAAGCCTTGAGCTTCAAATTTTTTGCGGATGTGGTCTTTACCACTTGCGGCACGGCCGACTAGGATTATTCTTTTATGCATGTCTAATTAAAATTCTCTTTTCTGTCCGTGAACTACTTTTATTACTGGAAATCTCAGTGAGTGTTCTCCGTGCTGATCAGTTGTTTCTTCAAAATACTGGACGGTTATTGTTTTACCTAAAATTTCATCGGGGTTTTGATAATAGAAACGACGTTGATCGATTGAAAACCCTGATCCAACCCTAACTCGATTACCTTTGTGCTCAACCATTACCGCTCTTAGCATTTCTTCCTCAACCTCACGACCGGCTTCGATCACTCGATGAATTCCGTTCTCCACATCGACTACCACGTATTCAGCATCGTGCATTTTTTTAACCTTAAGTAGATTCTTTGAACGCTTGCCCTCATAACCAACATCCTTACGAATCATTATGCCCTCATAACCTAAGTTGGTTGCATCCGCCACCATTTCTTCAAAGTGCTCTCTGCTTGAGACTTGAATTTGTACAAGAGGAGCTACGCACTTGAGATCAGAATGAAGGCTGAAAAAGACTCCAAGCTGAAGTAGCCTAGTAGAGAGAGGAATTTCTCCAGACTGATTATTGAACTCCTCGGCTTGAAGCATGTCGAACACATAATACATTGGGTTCTGGATAGTATGATCCTTACGACCAATCTCCTTGATGATTCCTTGAAAATCTTCAAGTCCACCATCCTTCATGATGCAAACTTCTCCGTCCAATACAACGGATCTAAGATTTAGGCTCTTCAACTCTTCAGCTAGAACGCCAAGGGTTAAAAACTCGTTTCCTGCTCTAGAATAGAACTTAATGTCTCCAGTTTCATCAATTACTGCAATGCATCGGACTCCATCGAGCTTACGACTGGCCCACCATTCGCCTGAGTCGAAATTAACCTTTTTCTCATTGCCTTCGAACTTTTCAGCTAGGGCAACATCGAATGTTGGAACCGTTCCAGGCATAACAGAATTGATTAGAGTGGTGGTTGCTCTGGTCTTTAAGTTACGATCTATCACATCATAGATCACATCTGCGAACTCCTTATTCTTTTCAATAAATCCATTCACTGCTTGTATTGCAGAGTGACCAGTCACACGACGTTCGTTCAGATCATCAAGCATTGCGAACAGATCATCATAGTTATCGAAACTAAGATCTTGACGCTTCTTTAGATTATCGGACGTGACGTAGTATTGTTTGAAAGGAGAGTACACGTATTCAAATAACTTTCTGAGCACGGGCGAGTCATACTTTTGCAAAATCGACTTCTTATCGTTGGTTGATGAAGTTGCTTTCATTTCCTCAATGAAATTGACAACTGTTTGAAAATCTTGGTTTTTCATATAGGTTATTATACTAAACAAAAAAAGCCGCTGTCGCGGCTTTTAAAGAATAATTGTGTTTAATTAGCTAGGATTTATTGGAGAGTTTTCATCTGCCTCTTGCTTTGCAAGCTCGTCCTTTTTTGCCTCTTCGATTTTTAACTGATTAATGATTTGATCAAGCTGCTTCATTTCCATTACTGGACCGTTTAGAGCGATCGCAATTCTGAAAACGCGTTGAGCTGATTCAAGGCCAGAACCTTCGTACTTGTTAAGTAGGATTGCGGCAGCTTCGATTGCGGCAGCTTGCATCTCTACTGATCCAGTAGATTCCATTTTTTCAGCTTTTTCCTGTTCAAGTCTAGCAACTGCGGCTGATACTCCCATGAAACAATTCATTAACATGAATGCTTCGTTTGGTCCGGTGAATGTGAACTTACCTGAGTTACATGAATTCTTGATCCATTTTAAGTCAGCAATATCTAACTTGATTGGATAGAATCCAGTTCTGCGTGCAATTAACATGTCCAGTGCAGACTGTTCAGCTTGCGAACCTTCAGGAGAACCGTTACCGATTTCCTTCATGAACTCTTCGTCCAGGCTAAATTCTGATTCAGGTTGAGTTTCTTCAACCGCATTTTCAACAACATCAACTGCTGTTTCTTCGGCAACCAATGTGTCGGTTAATAATTCTTGAGTGTTTTCCATTTGAATAAAATTTTGATTTTAATAGATAATTCTACTCAAATAGATGAATAAGTTTTAGGAAAGGCGATCTAATATTATTAATTGAGATCTAGAGACTTTGCCGTATGCCTCCTTAATATTGATAAATCCTGCCCAATCAATCTCTTCTTTTTGTAATTGAGATTTTGGAACGGCTAGCGAGTCTAGCCCGATTTCAGAAAGATCGGATATTCTACAAACGAAATAGTGTAGAGAATGTTGGTACTTGCCGTCTTTATTAAAAATGTCGATTGACTCAACTTGAGGCTCTAATTTATCGGGTGAAAGTTGGATGCCAGTCTCCTCACGAAGTTCCCTAAGCGCTGCTTCAAGCAGGTCCTCGCCTTCCTCAACTCCGCCTTTGGGAATTCCCATGATGGGCTTGACCCAACTGCCATTTGCTGGATGAACCAGTAGAATTTTGTTATCGTAAACGATAGCGACTCCAGCTCCATTCCAGTTCTTCTTTTTCTCGTTCAAAAAATCTGAAAATGTTTTAATCATTCTTGACAAATGTTTGGCGGTACTTTGCATCAAGCACCTCTTCCCTTCGCTTAACGCTAGGTTTTTTAAATTCTTTACGCGCACGAAGTTCTCGAACTGTACCTACTTGTTCGAATTTTCTTTTTAGGACCTTTAGCGCTCTGTCTAATGATCCATGGTCCTTTACGTTTATTATTAGCATATTATTGCTCTTTATAAGGTTTAAGTAGACTTGAGAGTTGAGTCTTTATCTTTTCAGCTTCAGCAGGTAAGGTTGAAGTGCCAACACCGCTAATATCTTCAGGTAAGGTGTCTCCATTTTCGTCTCTTTTGTAAAGAGTCAAAATGCGACCGATCGCTGTAACTTTAGTAGTATCGTCGTCAGCTGTCGCAAATTGATTTACGTACCCATTTAATACCTTTTGAACATTTTTTAAATTAGCAAGATCGACCCAACCGTCAAGTTCATTGACTAAATATTTAACATTTGATTGTAATTCAGAGTCCGTGTAGACTTTAGCATTAGCACCAGCTGGCTGACCTTGAGCCGCTTGAGCAGTCGCCGCTGCGAGTTTAACGCTACCTTTTACAGGCTTAAGATCAGAACCTATTTGGTATTGCAAAGTTACCATCGGTTTATCGTTATCGTGATTGATTGTCACAGTGTACGTACCTGCCGCTTTACGAGTAGCAGCATCATCGACTAATTGATTCCATTGGTTTACGTAATTTGGGTCAGTTTTTCCACCTAACACCTTTTTAACGCCATCATCAGTTTGCATATCCGGAGCAGCTTCATTTACAAAGTCAATACTTTCGGTTACCAGGTATCCGTATTTTTTCTGTTCAGCTAGTATTGCGTAATTGTTTAAGTTAATCATTGTATACTTTATTAATTTTTATTAGAATCCTGGGTCAGCTTTAGCGACAGCTTTAGGTTTAGTTGCTGCAGGTTTAGCGGCAGTTTGTGAAGCGCTTCCAGTTTTTGCAGCAGGTGCTTGAACCTTTGCAATTTGATCCGCGGTTACTCCAGCAAGAGCAGTTTTTAATTTAGCATCAATGTCTGCTGTGATTTCATTCTCAGCCTTATTTGTTCCAACTATAATACCAATTGCCGAAGCTGTACCCGATCCGTATTTTCCAATGGCTCCGCCTTTTGCAACGATCGCATCTGCTGCAGGACCGCCCTTAGCAATAATTGTCTTTTGTAGATCTTGAACCTTTTTATCAAAGGTTTGAGTAAGCTTAAGTCCCAAGTACGAAGGGGCTTGTAAAGTACTTGTAGCGACGGGAGCACCACCAGTTCCAGCGGTTCCAGCGGTTCCAGCCGAGCCGGTAGTAGTTGATGTACTTGGTTGGCTAGCCGGTTGAGAAGGTGTCTCTGTCTTCATTGCAACGTCAACTGTTAAACTATCCAACGAAACCGTCATTGGTTTAGCTGGATTAAGAGTCATGTCTTTTTCCTGTTCGACGTTCCATGCATAGATGGTAGCTCCTGACGAACTTGTTGCTTTAGCCTGAGCAGGAAATTTTTTAACATCGTATGACAATTCAGATTTGTCTCTATACGTCGAAGAAGGCAATCCGATTTTTTTGAAAACAAATGTTTCAGTCGCTTTTTCTCTTTTTAGAAAACCTGCTTGTCTGTGTTTACCAGTTTCAATGAATGCAATTGATGCAGAATTAGGAGTAGTGAAAGTATTTCCTGATATTGAGTATGTGGTACTTGCTGAATACCAGCTTTTAAACTCTTGATTGTTAACAAGAAGTTCAAGTGCACTCTGTGCTGGATTAGCATCGCTGATCGTAGCAGCATTATCACTAGTCGCTTTAAGCACTACTGTGAATCTGGCAAGTTCACCTTCCTTTGCGGTCTCTTTCGTTACGGAGCCGCCTGAAATGGCTTTTTCCGAAACTTGTGAGACGTTATTTTTAAAATCTTCAAATGTTTTAACGATTTTCATCCAGTTATAGTAATTTTAGTTATTTATCGTGCCGAAGCCTTTTGTTTTAAAAAGGCCCTCGTTTGTTTTATTACTTGATTTAGGCAATGGAATTTCCGGCATGTCACCAGTCTCAAGCATTTCCTGTGCCTTTTTAAGAGCAGCATCAGCCTCTTCTTGAGTCCATTTTCCGCTCTTAACGTATTGGTCTGCAACCTCCTTCATGTTAGAAACATCTGAGGTATTTACGCTAACCACCCCGTGTTCAGCATCCCAAACATCGGATAGTGCAAGTTGCGTAACTGGCTCAAGTCCGTCAATCGCATGTTGAGCGTCAATACTTGTATCAAGACCCATTGATTTGAGTATTTTCTTTGTGTATTCTGTACTATTCTTTTCAAATTCCGCTCTCTTCTTTGGATCATCACCCATTGTAGAAGTTCCCCCAAGATTAGCAGTTGAACCTGGATAATCTGCTACGTGAGCAGCTACGGTCGCTGAGTTTGCAGCTGCCAACATTCCACAATCAGCTTTACCCTTTTTACTCTTTAGTCCTTCTTTTAATTTTTTATTCGTTTCAACTTCTTGTGCAACTAGTGCATCAAGCTGAGACGAATCTTGAGTAGGTTCAGCAACCTGAGTCGACTCTTCTTCATTTACTGCAGGAGTCATTGCTGCTTCCATGCCCTTTGCTGCAAGTTTGGTTGTTGCAGTCGCAACTGAGGTGCTTAGTTTGTTTGCACCAACTTCGACTAGGCATTCTAGGTTTCCCATTTGCTGCCATACTAATCGAGATAAGAAGCTGACAACTCGTCTAAATGGAATTGCTCGCTTTGCCATGGTTCGGCCAAGACCTTCCATTGTTTTTGCGACCTTTATTGTATCGTCCATGTGCTTAACTCCTTCTACAAAGGCTTTCGGTCTGGCTACAAATGGTGCGAATGCTTTGATTTCAGCCTTACTCAAATTTTTAGATAATTGCGGATCAGTTAGGAATGCCTCAAAGAACTTCTTAACACCGGCCTCATCTCCCTTTCTTGCCATTGCAATTAGATCAGCACTACCTGGTCTCCAACCCAAATCAGCAAGCCTCTTTGCTAGAGCTTTATCTTTTAGTATCGCGTCCGCACTTAATTTAGCTTGTCCGATTATTTCATTCTCCATTTTCGCAGCAATCCAAATTTCCTGTTCAGCTTGAGTAAGTTTTGAAATTTTGTCCGTGAAAGTTTTAGTCTTTGTAACGACACCTCGAAGGTCTCCAAGATATCCGGTTGCATCCAAGTATTTGTTAACTATCGCTTGGTCAAAATCAGAAACCTTTTTTCTAACCTCTGCCCATACTGCATCGCCAGTCTTTCCAGCCGCTCGAGCGTCCGCTTGCGCTTGTTTAACTAGTGCGCTTCTTTCTCCCTTTGCAGCAGTTAGGGCCTGCTTAGTTAGGTCATCCGATGCTTTAGCAATTGAGTCACCTTCAGCTCCAGCCAAAATCTTAGAAGCCGAATCGAAGTTCTTGCCCCATAAGTTCATGTTGGCTGCAAGCTTATCAACGAACTGTGGAATCTTAGTTGTGTATTTCTTAGCAGTTCCAAAAGTTGCGAGGTTGATTGCTTTCTCAACGAAACCTGCGATTAATTTGATAATGCTTACGCCAGATCCTACTAGAAAACTTGCAATGTTCTTAAACATGCTTACGATATTATCAAGTAGACTTTTTCCGCCAATTTTGATTAGTTCGTCCTTTGCATTGATTAGTACTTTCTCAAGAGCAACTGCACTTGATCCTGATCTAGCTACGATTGGAGCTATTTTGTTTATGATTGGAGCAGCTGGCTTAAGAAATTTAGTAGCTATTGCGTTTACTTTAGATATATCAATAGCTGATAGCAAACTCAGTATCATTGAGAACCAATCTCCCTTGTACAATGAAATTATCGCAGAAAGAACGTTTGCCACAGGGTCGATTGGAAAACCTGCCCAAGTAAAAGGAACGATTCCTATAACATCTAGAACAAGTCTCAAGATATTTAAGGTCATCTCAGTTGGATCCGGATCAGCAACCATTTGCTTGATAAAATTCCAAACCGAAGAAAGTACTCCCTCATCAAGAGCCTGAACAGTAGCTAAATATTCTCCGCTTTCGCGTAGAGCTACTGTGTCATATCCGACCCTAGCCAAAAAGTCCTCTTTTTGAATAATGTCATTAATATCACCAATGTGTTCTAATAGGAAAAGTTGATGGTCGAGTTTTGCTTGTGAAGCAGCCTCGTCTACTGGAAGATTAAAGAAATCGTCCATTTTTGACCAGTCAGTTCGGTCAATTGCCTCAAAAAAGGCCTCTGGTATATTTTCAAAATACTTGACAAGTTTGTCTAGATTCTGATTGCTTTCATTTAGTGAGCTAAAGTACTCTTCTGCTGAAACTACATATTGCATTTATGGATTTGCGTAATTTCTTATTATTTATTCTCTAACCTGGGTTAAAGTTGGTCAGCGCAATGTCTAAGAATCTTTAGATAGTCCTTTCTGGAACACTCGGCTAGAAACTTACAGATTTCCCAGAAGTCTTCAACCGTTTCGAATGTCATTGCTGGGTGCTGGCCCCATTTATATGAAACTGGAATTGTCCCGAATATGATGGACTCGTAAACTCTAGCCGGAATGAATTTCTCCTTGATATAGAGATCCTTGCTCACGTTTACTGATACCATGGAAAGCCTAAAATGCTCCCAAATACGTTCTCTATCCTCTCTGGCAATCAGGGAAACTTTATTCATTTTACCTATCCAATTCTCAAGGCCCAAGTCCTTTTTTGCGGCAACTGACATTGTGAATTGAGTGCCATCGAACATTTGAGCCTGGTCAACGGACTGAATAATATCGTTTATGATTGGATTTTTAGAATGACCTTCTTTGTAATTATCAAATGAAAGGTTTCCATAATACATCAAATTTGTAGGCTTTGACTCTGTTGAATTTTCATGAATTCTTAAGCAATCGTCAATAAAGGCTTTGCTCATTCCAGGCATTGTAATTGATGGAATTTCTCGACTAAGTCCAAGCTCTTTGATTGTAGATAAGAAAGATTCGCTTAGTGAAAGATCTGTGTCAATGATTACAATATCAGCTGGATCATATCCTACTTCTAAAGCAGTTGTAATAATGTCTTCAAAAATCTTAGCATCTTTCAACTTTTTCTGTAGAGTTGAAAGATTCCTGAATCTGGCTTTCAAGAATATC